TGCAAAGATATTCATCATCAAATCTTTCATCGCATATCCACGACCAGCAAGAACACCTACATTAAAAATGGTATTGTTTTTGAAGTCTTCATAGATGCCTTGTCCATAACATTGTGTAATGTTTTCACGACCCCATGGCTCATCTTTGTATTTGAGACTTTCAGAAGCGAATATTAAATCTTCATGTCCTTCTGGTAAATGTTTTTCTAACCATTCAATAGGATTCTTTTGAAATATTACATCTTTCACATCAGTTGTAATTACATACCTATAGTTGTTATCTTTGAGTAATTTGTGAATGTGAATGAATCTCTCAACGTGCACCATCAGTTGTGATTGGTATGTAAGATTACCTTCAGCGTCTTGATTGAATGCAATGATTGAGAAGCCTGCGTCAGTTACTTTTTGTGCAGTATCTTTATCGCAGTTCATGAGAATCAGAACTTTGTCGCCTTCAAAGCCCGATGCGTTGATTGAGTTGACCCAATACTTTAGTTTGGACCAATCATAGTTTGTTGCACAACCCACTATCAAATCTTTCATAATATCTCCAGTAATTTATTTTATATCTGTCGTTGCCCAGTTTCCTGTATATTTTTTGTATTGTTGTGTACTTTGTCCTGGCGTATCATCAACATATTTAGCCGTCAACTCTGGTCGACCCCACTTACCCGCGCCAGCTTTTGATACAAACTCTTGTCTACTATCTTTATTTACTTTTAGAAAGTCTTTAAATTTTTTCATATCGTGAATGATGAGCCGCAACCACATGTTGCAGTTACATTTGGATTTTTGATTGTGAATGATGAACCCATCATATCTTCTTTATAATCAATCTCTGCTTCATTCATGTATTGCATACTCATACTATCTATGACAACGCCAATACCATCTTTTTCAAAAGTCAAATCGTCTATATTAGGTGGCAATTCTTCTAGTGAAAAACCGTATTGAAAGCCAGAACAACCACCGCCTTGTACGAATACACGCAGTTTCAATGAAGGGTCTTCTTCATGAATGATTGATTTGATTTTCTTGACTGCCGAATCTGATATCGTTACCATTAGCCCCTCGTTAGTTTCAATACTTTTTGCATTTGTTTTTCGATGATTGGTCCACGATTTGGCCAATGAATGTATGGTTGATTTGCAGTCTTGTATAGATTTGTGAGAAAAGGCATAATAATCTTTTCTACTTGTTGAAGTCGTGCTTTGTATTCTTCAACAGTTTCATCTTTCTCTGCAATGACTGCTTGATATTCAACTTCATCTACTGCTGAAAAACCAAAATCGTCATCTGCATATTCTGATAAAATTTTATTGATATCGTATTCCATTATTTGTCCCATGCTTTCTGTGCTGTAAAATTCTTGTGACTAAACTCTAGTCTATCTACCAATTTCAATGCTTTGCCTACGTGGTCAACTGCTACAAATCCTTCTGGTGCAGTAATCTTGAATCCATCGTCTGTGCGAACAAATGTGCCAATACTCTTGATTGTCTCTAGTTTTCGAATAATCATCAACTTTGCATCAACAATCAAATTCATCAAATCAAATATTTGTTTCAACTGAATTGCATTTGACCGATAGAAACGCATAACTTCATTCTTCTCTTTGATGCGTTTTTGTTTTGTGTCTTCTTTCTTTGCTGCAAGTATTTCTTTATTGAGTTTTGCTTCAACATAATTGATAAGTTCTTGTGTATGAACTCTGGTATCAGCAATCTTCTTACCTTCACGGACTTTTGTATTATTGAATGTTTTGATTTGTGTAAGATAAGTTTCTGATGCAGCAATGCGATTCAATGTCAGTGCAGGTATTGATTGAAACACACGACCCGCATTAGACAGAATTGATGTGATTTCAGCGGTTTCTTCTGCTGTAAATGTTGCTGAACCAGATGCGTCTGTAAATGATGCATCACGAAACCAAACATCTTTTGTTGTTTTCAAATGTCCAATGTCAATATTGAATGATGCTTTCATTGTCTCTAATGTTTTACCAGAATAAGAAGTATGAAACACCACTCCTACTTGTGCTGCAAGCATCGTCTTAGCTAATTTTGAATTAGCTGGTACTGCATAAACAATTGTATTTGGTTGAAAGATAATGTATTCTTCACCCTCAATTGTTTCTGTTTTAATATCGCCCTTTGAAAACATCATATCGCCCTGCAATACACCCTTGATGCCTAATTTAGGCAAGAATGCAAGCGCAAGTTTGAGTTTTTCGTTGAGTCCACCACTCGGATGATTTTCATCAATGTCTTCATCAGTATAATTCAATTTTGCATTTTTTGCAAATACTGATTTTGTACCAACGAAAAATTTACCGTTCTCTGGGTTTGTGCCAGCAAAGATGGCAGGTGCACCATCCCATTTCGTAGTCACATTTACTTTTGAGCCTGTGTGACCAGCAAGCATATTACGCAAAGAACGAAGAAATTCAATTGCTTCACGGGCGCCTGATACACCAACATTAAGTACATTATCTTCCAAATGTTCCAAATGAACATTCTTTCCTTCTTTGTTTTCTTTTAGATAATCCATGAATTTCATAGTTCTGGGAAACAACTTAGATTAAGGTCTTTTTTTATTATTGTAACATTCTTTCCATTTACTGGAGCAATGTTATATGGTGATTTTCTATTTGCAGGAATTGAAAATTGCATTTCAAATGTAAATTGATAATTGCCACTTCCTTTGTACTGAACTCTTGCACGATATGTTGCTTTTGCTGATTTACCAAATATTGGAACATCTACCAACTTCAATGGATTTTTTGTTCCCATCATGTAGAATCCGTGTGTGCCAACATTTACATAATAAGTATCTTTTTTGTTATAGTATTGTTCAATCTTTGATGCTGCTATTTCTCCACGAATGTCTTTGAATGTATCACGATCACGTTCATATCTTTGCTGCGGAGTCATCTTACCAGCTGTTGCTTCCCACTTATCATCTTTTTCTCTTTTATATGGAATCTGTTTCCATTGTTTTTTGATGATTTCAAATAATCCAACTTCATCTGCTAAGTCTTTGATGAACATTTTTTCTTCATCATCTTTTTTAATATCACCAAATTTCCATGGATTTTTTTTATCTTGTATATCATATTTCATTACAAGAGAGCCTGCCGATGCTGCCGTAATTTTCAACTCACAACCAGCTTTCTTCTTTTTGTATTCCAACATCAAGTCTGGTTGATCATGACCTGCACCAGCTGGAACGAATGATTTAGGAACAAGACCAAATTTTTTCAGTTCCATTGCTGCATTTTTCTCATACAAAAAGCCTTGCTGTGCTGCCATAAATCCCCCAAGTTATTAGAGTATTTATACTTTGAAACCTCCGAACTTGTTTTTCATTCCAGACTGCCGTTCACGATCACCGAATGTGTTCAAAGGCTTGTCTGGTGGCACTTGCCCAGCATCTACCAGATCATCTTGAGCGCCCTGTTCTACATCATACAGTTTCATCTTGGCTCTGTCAATACCTACAACGAATCTTTTGAAATAGCTAGGATCGTTATACCGATTCTTGAGTTGCTTAATTAATATCTGATTCAATTGTTGCAACTCTTCGGTACTTATCAAAGCAAACATAAAGTCTGCTGTAGCAGGAAGACCGAAAGATTCTGACGTATCCTCAAGCCCAGGATCGCTGGAGGTAAAGCCGGAACGGGTAGTCTGAGTAGCAGATACTATCGGCACATCAAACTCAACGGCCAGACCCCTCAGTTCTTCTGCAATAGCCTTAATATATGAATAACTATTTACATTAGCACCGGGCTTGATACGGGCGCTTGCACAAATGTTAAGATAGTCAATGAAGATGATATCAGGTTGAAAACTCTTTTTAAGTTGCAATTCATTCAACAATGCACGAAAATGAAGTGCTGATGCTGATGCGGTAGGATACTCTTTGATGATCAGTTTACCCTGTGTGTTGACTTTGAGTGCAGAAAATTTACGGTCATAATCTTGTTTAGAGATTGCGTTCAAGTCTGCAATGTCAATGTTCAGTAGATTTGCATCAATACGTTCCGCAATTCTTTCTTCTGCCATTTCAAGTGTGATATACAAAACATTCAT